GGAAAACTCCAGTCGCTCAGACCATAAACGCATTGCCAACGCTTGTAATCGTGAAGATGTTGATACCTGGTGAAGCTCCTGCACTGAAGATGTTGCTGCCTGATACGCCCGATGTTGTCACGGTTAAGAGACACGTTAACGTGCCAGCCGGGAGACATACGCGACGCCGCGCACACGAAAGCGAAACAAATGCTTCGTGCGCACCTGCTGGGGATCCAGATTGTACTCCGAAAGTAGCCCTTCCGCGATCCATGGTGATGATCTCCAGGGCCCCTCCATTAGGAGTAAACCCAATATCATATTGGCAATCCAACTCGGCTGCTCCGACAATTGTTGACACCGTGGCCGAAAGACCCAAGCTCATGCTCAGGTCATACATGCCGGCCGGAATGTCAATTGCCAGAGATGGCACCCCTTCTTCAAGAAGGATACCGCCAAATCCGAGTGATAAGCCATTGCCCGGTCCTCGTTGGAAGACCGGGCCACCTAGACCGCTTTGGACTGTAAATTCCAAAGCATACGTTCCGCTGCTAACTCCTGCTAGAGGAGTCACAGAAAACGCGCTGGACCCTTGATCGACAGGAACAACTGTCCCTGCCAGTTCAGGCAATGGATCATGCATGCCCTGAAATCTAACGTCATACTCGACTTGAAAGTTGCCGAGAGTCAAACTGCCCGTTTCAACGAGCTGTTGCAAGGCGTCAGTGGACATGGAGAAATAGGCCCTAAAGGTGCCCATATCCTCATATCGTCTATCGACAAATTGACCCATGTTGGATGCGGCATCGCGGCACCATCTCCACACTGGACGTGCGACGGCGCAAAGTCCGTCGTTCCGCGATTCTTGTGTAGAATACGCGGGAAATATGTCTGCATGCGTGGTGTTCATGGCTTCCGCTATATCCGTCGGTGCGGGATCAACCACATCTTGATCGTATCTCAAGATCACTTGACCTGGAGTGGTAGTTCCAACGGCTGGTGTATAAAACACCCGATAGTCCAAAGGCAACGCCTCCCAATCTTCCATAGGAAGCTGCGTCTTATGGTACTTCTTGGCCATTGGGTGATCCATTTTCGGCGGCACCAACCATTGTTCAAACGCACGGGCTGTATTCGCCAACCACGAAGTCACCGCCATTGTTCCGTCAGCCGCAAGCGTGCTGATGGAGTCGTCAAGAAACGACAAGGCAGGGTTAACA